GGGGATATGGCGTGCCGAGGGCGCTGGGTGCGGTAGGGAAGGGCCGACCGGACCTCGCAAGGGCGGTATCGAGCCGAGATCTGGACGGCCAGAGCGATGTTCGCGTTGAAGCGAGCACGATGATGCCGATGCCGATGGCATTCCGTCTATATCTGCTCGATAACTGGCTCCAGACGGGCGTAATCGACATTAAGGAGTACCGTCGGCGGCAAATGTTCGCAATCGCAAAGGATATGGCGACTCCGGACGAAGATCAGGAGGCCAGAGCCAAGCGAGTTGCAGATGCGCTGCGTACTGGGACGGAACCGCCCGAGATGCGCTGGCAGGACAACGAAGCAATCCACCAGGACGTACTTGAGAGGGAGATCATCCTCCAAGATGACCTGTCACCGGAGATTGTCGCGGCTGCTCAAGAGCGTTGGGTCGCTCTTGCAAATCAGGCCGCGCAAAAGCAGGGCGCAATGGTGCCACCCGAAGCAATTCAGCAGGGTGCAGCAGGTGCGCCGGAGGGACCAGCCGCAATGCAGCAGGCTGGCCCGGAAGCCGTTCAACCAATGGCCCCAGCAGGTCCAGTAGACATGGGCGGGATGATGCAGCCCATGCCCGGAGGTATGCCTTCGGACGCTGAACTGTTGGCCCAGCAGTTGGACGCACTTTCACTGCAACAGTAAGGAGTAACCATGGAAACGCCAGAACTGGCGGCAGACGCAGCGGTTGAGGCGGCACTCTCGATCCCGGAACTGAAGCAACCTGAACCGGAAGAGCCCGCCGAAGAGCAAGCCGAAGAGTCCGAAGAGGAAGAGATCCAATACCCGAAGCTGGTAGAGGATGACGAAGAAGAAGCCGAGGACTCTGAGGAGGCTGACGAGGAAGAGTCAGAAGAGACCGAAGGCGTTGCGCTGCCTGAAGGCTATGCGGACGTCGGCATCGTAGATGCGTCTGAGCTTGCTACGCAGTTCAAGGTCATGGACGCCGAGGGCGAGATCGAGATTCCCGCCCTGGAGATTGAATACAAGGCCAACGGCAAGGTGCGCCGTGAACGCCTGGACCAAGTTGTGAAACTTGCTCAATGGGGCGTGTACAACGAGGACAAGGACAAGCAGGCGAAGCAGGCCATGCAGGAGGCTCAGTCAGTAAAGTCTGAGCGAGATCAGTACGAGCAGTTGGTAGCAGAACGCGAGCAGCAAATTGAGCGTTTGCTACAGGATGACGATTACCTCTATCGTGTTCGTGAGCGGTACCAGTCAGAGAACTCGCCCGAACAGCGAGCACGTAGAGCAGAGGAGCGTGTACAGCGGTTGCAAGCAGAACAGCAACTTCAGTACATTGAGCAAAGAGGAACCCAGTTCTTCAAAGGCGAAGTTGAGCCAGCCATCCAAACGATTGCGGATGCACTGCCCAACGTAACCTCCGATGAACTGGCAGAACGAATGGTGATGAGCTTGCAGCCGCACCTCCGGCAGGGACCGCTTGGCGATCCCTACATTCCTGAGGAGAGTTACGACGCGGTTCGGAACTATATCGTTGATGACTTGGTGTTTTGGGCTCAGATGCAGGACTCACGTCGAGGCGGTGCGGCTACCTCTCCTGAGATGGAAGAGGCGCAGCAGCAACTCGAAGAGGCTCGCATCCAGGCGCAGAAGGCCAAGCGAGCGGTGGGTAAGAAGACCCGCCCAGTTGGCAAGGCAGCGGCTGACAAGAAAGGCCGTAAAGCCAAGTCGATCAACAACGTAGATGATGCTGTAGATAGCGCGTTAGAGAACGTGCTTGCCAGCCTCTAATAGTCAAGGAATCGCAGAATGCCTGCACCTACTGTAATTTCAGATACCGAGCTTACCGGTCTTCTGAAGAACGTCTATTCGCAGTTCCGTGAGAAGGTCCAGAACCTCGTGACCCCGCTGCTCGCGCAGCTTGAGAAGGGCCGCGCTGGTGGTCCCCGCAATATGCGCTGGGGCGGTAACAACGTCTTCTTCGATGTCGTGACTGGCCGTCCTGCTGGAGCGACCTTCTCGCCCAGCGGTTACTTCCCGCCCGACACGACTGCCACTGAAGTGCAGGCCAACGTCGGTGTGGTCCGTGCTTACACGACCCGCCAGATTGATGGCCTCGCATTCGTGGGAACCCAGTCGAAGGAAGCTGCCTTCACCACCATCGCCAAGAAGACGATGGAGGAGATCAAGGACGCCTCCTCGCTGCTCATGCAGCAGGCGCTCCACAACAAGGCCGACGGTATCGTGGCTCTGGTGGAGACTGTGAACAGCACCACTTCAATCGCCGTTGACTCGCCTTACGGTGTGGCAAACGGCGGTCAGGGTGGACTGCTCCTGTCGATTGGCGACTACATCGCCGTCCTCGACCTGACCTCCACGCCTTCCGTGCCTGTCGTGCATGGTCGTGCCCAGATCACCAACATCTCGAACAGCGGCGACATTGCTACGCTCACGCTTTCGGATGCGATCAGCGGCATGGGCGCTGGTGACTTCATCGTCAAGGCAACTGCTAGCGACACCTCGTACAGCAATGCCATGAACGGTCTGGTCAACATCACCAACCGTGGTGGATCTTACAATTCGCTCCACGGCATTGATGGCAGCACCTACGGTATCTGGGACGCCACCCGCCTCGTTGCGGGTACGGACACCCCGGACGCTGACCAGCCGACTGAGTCGGACATCTGGGATCTCATCCAGCGCATCAAGGGCCGTTCGGGTAAGGACGCCATGATGAAGCCGAAGGAGTTCCTGCTGATGACCACTCCGGGCATCTCGAAGAAGCTCATGGAGTCGCTGGTCGGACAGCGCCGCTTCACGGCAAACGAGTTCGCTACCACGATCAAGGGTGGCTACCGTGCGCTGGAAGTCGCTGGTATCCCGATGGTCGAGGACTACTACGTCCCGGCTGGGACGATCTACCTGCTCCACATTCCGTCGCTGTCCTGGGTGGACGCGAAGGACTGGGGCTTCGTCGAGTTCGAGGGCGCAGGACCGTGGCGCTGGCTGACTGGCCGCGACGCCTTCGAGACGAGCTACGGCTGGTACGGCAACTTTGCCTGCCTTGCCCGTAACGCCCACGGGTCGATCACTGGCTACACCGACACCGCTCGCTACACTCACGTAGCGTAATTGACCGGGAGGGGTGGCGGGGCTTCGGCCCCGTCACCCTGCCCATAAACGGAGAAAGCCAATGGCTTACAATTTCTTTGCTCCGAAGCCCGGTCGCCTTGGTGTGCTGCCTACTCTTCTGGTCGGCAACTGTGACGCCACGATTGCGGGTACTGGAACTACGAGCTACAACTTCGGAGGGCATCCGGCGCGTTGCTACATCAACCGCGCTGTGGTCTCTGCTCTGATCGTTCCTGTCTCAGCTTCGGGCACCATTCTCGGTGTGTTGCAGAAGTATGACGCATCGGCAAACGCAGCGGTTGCTCTGACGGGCAACATCGACCTTGAGGGACTGACGGCAAACGAAGGGACTGCGGTCTCACTGCTTTCAACCTTGACGGACGCAGAGCGCACGCTCGACGATGGCGACACCCTGCGTCTTGTAGTGACCACGACAGACACGGTCGGAACCGCTGAGGAAGACCTGACTGTCAACTTCGAACTTCTGGTTCTTGAATAATGCCCATTCTTAACTCGATGGGTGCACCTGAGCCGTCGCCGGAAATCCGGCGGCGGCTTCAGGCCATTCATCCACGTTTGGACATCCGTTTCATCCAGTCTGCCGAATCCCATTGGGCGATCACGCTTGATTGGGAGGAGAACGACAGACGCCATCGTATGGTTCAGAGCGGTGATCTAGCCCCGAACCGTGCCTATGATATTGTCGGATACATCCCCCTCGATTGCTCTCTGGACGAAGTCCCCGGCTACGTCGCTTCGGTGTTCCGCAGGTCGAACAAAGGTGAGGTTAACCGCCTGATCGAGCGGGTCGCCAAGTTCAACGAGACGCCTGCACAGAAGGCAGTTGACGAAGCGATTGGCGAGGTCTTGGATCAGAAGGACCCGTCCAAGGCAGGAGGCCCGAAGGTGACGGTGGAGGTCAAGGCAGACGTAGGCGAGAAGCCCAAGAGCACACGCAAGAAGACCACGACGAAGGCTAAGTCCAAGTATCTCTGAGGAATAAATGGCAACGGTGACCCGCGACAATCTGGTTGACCAAACCAGAGAATACATGGACGCCGTAGGGTCTGCCCGTTGGTCGGACAGTTTGATCCTGACCGTCTTGAACTCCGTGTACGAGTCGGAATGGTCGAACATCCTCAACGCAGCGCCTTACTACAGGTTTGCACAGCGCACGGTTGCCACAGACTCTGATGGCAAGATCCCGCTCAGTAGCCTCGACCTGAACTCAGGCGATGCCTCTGAGCTTTGGTATCGGATTCTGTCGTTGAGCGATGGCAACTACCTGTACCAGCAG